GTCATCCACGGCGGCAACGCCTGCCTGCGCTGGCAGATGGGCTGCGTGAAGCTGGACCGCGACGCGGCCGACAACATCAAGGTCACCAAAGGGCGCACCAAATACGGGCAAATGGTCGACGGGGTGGTAGCTTCCATCATGGCCTTTGGCTGCAAGCTCAACAGCGACGACGACGACGTCATCTACGAGGTGGTGACGCTGTAGGGAATTTTCCCTATAGCGTACCTTCGGCGCAATGTTCGAGAGAATCCTATCCCTCTTCCAGCGGCGTGCTCGCGTTGCCTACACCGGCAACAACGAGTTTTGGAACTCTACGGCCTACACCATGCGCACCCGCTCGGGCGCTATGGTAGGGAAAGAGAACGCCATGACGGTGGCCACCGTGTACGCCTGCGTCCGTGCTATCTCGCAGACGCTGGGCTACATGAACCTCAACGTGCTCGAGCGGATTGACACTGGCCGCCGTTTGGCGTACAACCACCCTGCCCACCAGCTGTGCGCGGTACGGCCCAACGACTACCAGACGCCCTACGAGTTCTGGGAGAGCATCACCGCGATGGCCATGGTGTACGGCCGTGCCTTCGCGCACATCAAGCGCAACACCTTCGACGGGCGGCCGACCGACCTGCACATCCTGCACACGAACGACTGCACCCTGATGAACATGAACGGCATGCTGTTCGTGCGTCACGCGGAGCTGGGCGACCTGCGCTACGAGGACGTGCTGGCCGTCAGCTGCCTGAACGGAAAGTCCCCCATCGAGCTGCACCAGGAGAATATCGGCATCGCCAAGGCGGCCGAGAACTACGGCGCCGACTTCTTCGGCTCGGACGGTTCTATGCTCGGCATACTGTCCACCGACAACCCCATCAAGAACGAGCAGATGGATGCGGTGCGGCGGTCGTGGCAGACCGGCGGCATCGGCGTCAAGGTGCTGCCGTTTGGATTCAAGTACCAGCAAATCTCACTGCCTCCCGAGCAGGCGCAGTTCCTACAGACCCGGCGCTACAGCGACGAGACCATCTGCACGATCATGGGCGTCCCGCCGTATATCGTAGGAGTTGCCACGCAGACGACCTTCAGCAATACCGAAGAGCAGGGGCGCAACTTCGCACGACACACCGTCGTGCCATGGGCCACGCGCATCGAGCAGGAGGTCAACCTCAAGCTTATCCCCGAGTTTGAGCGGGAGGACTACTTTGCCAAGTTCAACATGCAGGACCTGCTGCGTGGCGACACGAAAGCCCGCAGCGACTACTACCACCAGATGCTCACCGACGGGGTGTTCACCATCAACGAGGTGCGCACGATGGAGGACTACAACACCATCGGCGCCAAGGGCGACATCCACCTCGTGCAGGTGAACCAGCTGGACTTGAGCAGCATGTCGGACTACAGCACGAAAATCAGCAGCGATGCCGTGTAACGACTACCCACAAAAAGCTGAAGAGATGCAAGAGAACAACAACGACCGCGAGCAAGAGCTGCGGAACATCTACGGTCCCAACGTCGAGGTGCGTACCATGGAGGTGCGCGCTTCGGAGGACATGATCATCAGCGGCTACGCCTCCGTCTTCGGAGACACCTACGACCTGGGCTACTTCCAGGAGCGCGTAGCTCCCGGCGCCTTCAACGGACGCACCGAGGACGACGTCCGGCTGCTCATCAACCACGCTGGCGTCCCGCTGGCACGCACCACCAACGGCACCCTCGAGCTGACCATCGACGAGCGCGGCCTCCACTACCGTGCTATGCTCGCCGACACCAGCGAAGGGCGCGACCTGTACAAGCTCATCAAGCGAGGCGACATCACGCAGTCGAGCTTCGCCTTCACCATCTCCGAGGACGAGTGGAACAAGGACCGCAGCATGCGGACCATCACCCGCGTAGGCCAGCTGTACGACGTCAGCCCGGTGACATACCCGGCCTCACCCACCACCACCGTCGCGGCACGTATGGCGGCTCGCGGCATCAACTTCCTGCCGACGGAGGTGGAGGAGCGCGACGAGAAGACCGACGACCTTCTCGAGGACATCATCGAATCGCTCGAGGACATCAAGGCGATGATTGACGACTACACCGAGGAGGTCTCCGAAGACATGCCCAACGACATGCCGGATGATAGCCCAGAGGAAAACCAAAGCCGGAAAACCAATATCTCGGCAAATACTACCTTTGACCCGAAACCCTTTACCCTTCCATACATGAACCTCAACGACATGAAGGCGCTGCGCGCCTCCAAGCTGAACCAGCTGAAGAGCTTGACCGAATCGGCCGAGCTGATGCAGCGGTCCTTCAACGAAACTGAAGAGACGGCCGTCGACAACCTGCACCAGGAAATCGAGGCGCTCGACGCGAAAATTGAGCGCGCCGAGAAGACCGAGGCGCAGGTGTTGCGTGCTGCCTTCTCTGCTGCTACCCCGCAGCCGGAGGTGCTCGAGCAGGAGAAAATCCAGCAGCGCTACTCCATCAGCAAGCTCGTCCGCGAATCGATGACCGGCCGCTTGACCGGCCTCGAGGCGGAGATGAGCCAGCAGGCAGCATCCGACCTGAAGAACGCAGGCGTAGGCGTCCGCGGTTTGGCCCAGATCCCGGGCTTCATCCTCCGGAACACGTCGACCATCGGCGGCACGAACGTCCCCGGCCAGTCCAACACGAACGTCCTCGAGGCGCTCGTCCCCACCCCTATCCTCGAGCAGGCAGGCGCCAACGTCCTGCGCGGCCTCGCTGGAAACATCAACCTGCCCTCCCTCAACGACGGCACGGACATTATCAACGAAACGGCCTCGGCATCGGGTGCAGCAGCTATCGCAGCGCGCCAGCTGTCTCCGCAGCGTGTGGCTTCGCGCATCGACATCACCAACGAGTTGCTCGCAGCTATGAACCAAAGCATCGACGCTACGGTTCAGCGCCAGTTCGCACGGGCTTCTGCCGCGCAAATCGACGAGATGTTCCTCGTAAAGGTCATCGCCGCTGCAGCTTCTACGTTCGTGAAGCGTAACGAAACGGCAGCCGCTACGGTCGCAGGCTTGACCTCGCAGGTGGCTTCGGGCCTCATCGGCGCCCTCGGCAACGCCAACGCCCTCACGAACAGCACGGCGTTCATCACGTCGCACGGCCTGCTCGCTACGGCGCGCTACACCCCGACGGTCTCCGGCGGCGCTATCCCCATCATGCAGGATAACGCCATCTTTGGCTACCAAGCATACGGCACCTCGCTCGCAGCTGCTGGCCTCATCACGGACGCGTCGTACGACATCTACGGAGAAGTGTACAGCACGGTCAACGCGACGAACTCTACGGCTATCGGCAACGAGGCCGACCTCGTTCCGATTGTTATCGCGAACATGGAGAACTGCTACGTGGCATACTGGGGCGGCGGAGCAGCCGACCTCGTTATCGACCCGTACACCTTGGCTGCGACGGGCATCACCCGCCTCATCCTCAACATGTACGCCGACGCCGACTTCGCACACACGGGCGACGTCCGGTTCACGGTGGGCGCGTAATCCTTGCAGAGCTGACACCATAGAGAAGGCCCGGGGCACTCCCCCGGGCTTTCTTACTTTTGACCTATGACTATGCGATACAGCCGCGCGGCGGAGCCTACCGACACGAACTTCATCAGCCTCACCAACCTCAAGAACTATCTGCGGGTGGACGGCAACGATGACGACACGACGCTCGGCTTCCTGCTCACCTCGGCGCGCCAGGCGTGCGAGGAATACACGGGCCGCCTGTTCGGCTCGGGCACGGTAACCTTCTACATGGACTCGTTTGAGGACAACCAGTTCCCGGCCGGCCCGGTCACAGCCATCTCGTCGGTGCAGTTCTACGACGTGGACAACGTGCTGCAGACGCTGTCGACGGCGCGGTGGTATGCCGACCTGGTGGGATCGCCCCAGCGCATCGCCTTCGACGCGCCGCCGGCCGTCTACCTCGAGCGCTACAACCAAGTCATCATCAACACGACGGCAGGGCACAGCACCGTGCCCGGACCTATCCTCCAGGCTATGCGCCTGCTGTGCGGCCACTACTACGAGAACCGGCAGCAGGTCATCACTGGCACCATCGCGACCGAGTTACCCATGGGCGTGCAGGCACTGCTGTCCACATACCGCGTCTACGCATGAGAATCGGCAAGATGGACCGCCGCATCGTCATCGAGCAGCCGACGGTGACCAAAGACGACTGGAACTACGACGTGGTGACGTGGACTACGCTGGCGACCGTATGGGCTGACAAGCTCGACCGTGGCTCTGGCGAGGTGGTGGAGGTGGACCGGCAGACGGCCCTCACCCGTACGCAGTGGACGATGCGCTACCGCTCGACGGTGAACTCCACCATGCGCATCCTGTACAACAGCCAGTACTACTACATCGTAGGCGTGGAGGAGATTGGCCGGCGCGAAGGTCTGCGCGTCTTTACCGAGCTTAGGAACTGATGGCGGGCTTCAACGTGCGCGTGGATGCGGCCAGCATCAAGGCTATAGAGGCTGCCTTAAAAGAGCTGCCGGTGGAGCTGAAGAGCGGCGCCGTAGCTACGGCCCAAGTGAATGCGGCCTCCGTCCTGCGCAACGAGGCCAAACGCCTCGGCAAGCAGCTCGGCGGCTCCGGATCGTGGTCGAAGTCGCAGCACGTCGTGCGCGGTAACGTCAAGCGCTACTCTCCCTACGTGGTGCTGAAGACGGCCAACAAGCGTTTCAGCGTGAGGCCCGTCAGCACGTTCATGGATTCTGCATCGCCTACCACCTTCGCGCCAGTTAAGTACAACCACCTCATCCAAAAGGGGAGCAAGCCCGAAGTCCGCACTGGCGGTATTGGCAAGGCGAGACGTGGCGGAATCATAGGCACGCGGAGCACAGGAAAAGGTGGCTTTATGGTGCGGAATGCAGAAACGGGATACATCCACCGCATCAAGCAGATTAAACACCCAGGCTTTGGCGGGCACGACATCTACCAGGAGGTGCTCGACAGCAAGGGCGACGTGGCGGTGGAGCGTTTCAACCGGGACGCCATCAAAATCATAGACCGCTACAAGCGCAAAAAAGGCTTCGCATGATCAACCTCGTCATCGACATCCTCAAGGCAGACGCCAACGTCACGGCCATCACCACCGCCGACCGCATCTACCCGCTGTCTCGGCTCGAAGGTGGTACCATCCCGGCCATCGTGGTGCAGCAAATCAGCACCGACCCTGCCGACACGCACGACAGCACCAGCACGATGGACACGAACACCGTGCAGGTAACCATCATCGAGGACAAGCCCAAAGACGCCAACGCCTTGGCGGTGCTGGTACGTGCGGCGCTCGACGGCTACGGCGGCAACACCATCGCAGAAATCCGGCTGACCAACCAGGCCACCGATGTCTTCGAGGCCATCGACCTCTTCACGCTGACGCAGACGTACGACGTGCGCGTCGTCCGCGACAACGTCACCGTGCCCTCTGCCCTTGCCGACCTCGGCGAGCTGTACCTCGACGACGTGTACGACGTGAATGCCACCAGCCCGGGAGCGTACAGCCGCCTCGAATACAACAGCAGCACCTCGAGGTGGGCAGCTACCACAGACCTAAACATCTACGGGGCGGTGTACAGCAACCCGCGCATCATCACACTGACGAACGGCACCACCTTCACGGTGGCCAGTGATGACCATCTGCTGTTCTGCAATTACGCCAGCGCCTCCGGCTCGGGTGCGGCCACGCTGCGCCTGCCGGCCGTAGCTACCAGCGAAGGGCGCGAGGTGCGGGTGAAGACCGGCAGCAACCTCTCCAACCAGCGGACCTTGACCCTAGCCCCGGCGACAGCCGACACCACCGTCACCATCGACGGCAGCGCGTCAGCAAGTATGGATCGCGATTACGACGGCATCACCGTGCACTGCATCGGCGGACAGTGGTACATCACCCAACGCAAGAGCAAATGAAGATTGCCGTCCACTTCCCGGTCTACAAGCGGCCGCGCATCCGCAACATCGCCATGGACGCACTCGACCGCGTACGCGGCCAGTTCCTCGAGCATGGCATCGAGATGGAGGTATGCGTCATCGGCGACGACGCCGGCCTTGCGGCGGTATGCAAGAAGCGCAACTACATCCACTACGAGGTAGGCAACCACCCCGTCGGGCGCAAGTTCGAAATGGGCCTGCGCTACATGCTGCGGCATATGCAATTCGACTACCTGATGGAGTACTGCTCCGACAACATCCTGCGCAACGACTGGGCAGAGAAGATGGCCAAGGAGCTAAAGGCCGGGCGAGCGTGGGTGGCACATGCCGCCTTCTACATAGTCGACAGTAAGACCGGACAGACGCACCTCTTCAGCGGGCGCGGCCAGTCGAACGTCGGACGCTGTACCTCGCGCAAGCTGGTGGAAGCCTGCCAAAAGCACCGAGGCCACTGCTACGAGTACGAGCTGATGAGCGGTCTTGACGCCTGCTTCCGCACCAACATCAGCCGCTGCACCGACCAGCTCACCTTCCTGCTCAAGAGCGAGACCCCTATGATTGTGGACATCAAGAGCGAGGTCAACATCAACACCTTCCGCGGCTTCGCCAACAAGCCCGACCGCTTCCCTCCCACGGAGGTAGTCGGCGACTTTCCCGAACTTTCCCAACTGAAACCCTTTAACTTTTAAGACATGCCAACCTCCGGTAAAATCCGCTCCAACGCGATCGGTATCTTCATCTCCAACGAAAGCGCCGACAGCGGCACCTTCAGCGGCAACACGTACGGCAACAACACCTCCGAGAACGACACCTGGGAGATTGTTGCCTGCGCCACCTCCGGCACCTTCAGCGGTTCCATGGAGGTCATCGACGCCACGACCAAAGACAACGACGGCGAGCGCGAAATCCTGACCTCTTCGCTGTCGTGGACCATGACTGCCGACGGCCTCGTGGAGTACGGCTTGAGCAGCTCTGTCCGCAGCGCGGCCGACCTCTTCACCCTGTGGAAAGCCAAGACCAAGGTGAAGGTGGCATGGACCACCGGCCTCGACGGCGACCTCATGTACTGGGGCAAGGCGTACATCACCAGCTACGAAGAAACGGCTGGGTTGAACGAAGTGGCCTCTTTCTCTGTTAACTTTGAAGGCGACGGCACAATCTACAAGGCTGTCCTCGATACTTCAAAGGCTGTATTTAACCTGAACACGTAATGGCCAATAAGCTCCAAGGCAAGTTCTCGCTGCAACTGACGGACGACCTGACGGTGGACGTCTGTCTCAACCTCTACGCACTCAACCTCTTCCTTGAAGAGGAAGGCGCACAGCTGGACCAGTTGCAGGAACTCTTGGAGCAGAAAGCCCTGGCAAACCTCCCGAAGCTGGTTTGGGCAGGAGTCAGGACACAGGCCATCCTTTCCGACCAAGAGCTGCCGCTGAACTTTCCCAAGTTCGCGGCGCTCTTCGGTTCGGTCAGCTGGGACGAAGTGAGCAAAGACGTCCTCACCGCCCTGCAGCTGGACACAAAAAAAAAGTAAGCGGAGAGAGCGGCAAGGGTGAGCCGTTCGACATGAGGTCCTTGTACGTCGCTTGGCTTGAGCGCGGCAAGGACCCTTCTATTTTCTGGAGCAGTACCTTCGGAGA